GCCGATTGTTGAGCGCACCCAGGCGCTGTGCGGTAAATAAACCTGTCGGGTGCAGCACCGCGCTGCGCCCAACCCCTCTTTTTTGCCGTTGCGATCACAAACTGATCCGGTTTATGGTCCTGCGCCCCCCGTTTGCTGGCAATTCCACCGCGCTGTTCTAATGTTAAATAGCAAGGCGACATCGCCTTCATAAATGCCAACTTTTAGCGCACGGCTCCTTGAGAGCCATTTCCCTGGACCGAATATAGGAATCGTATTCGGTCTTTTTTTGGTTGGCATTTAAAAACAGCAACTTACAATATAATCAATCAGTTAAGCCCGATCCTGTTACCTTCTGTTCTACTCTGCTGGACTCTGTGCCGCCACTTTGTCGCCATTTTTCTTCGTCATCAACGCCAGTGGATTGCAGCGAATTGCATCTTCAAGATGGTCGGGCGCGAAGTGCGCATAACGCATCGTCACCCTGATGTCGGAATGCCCGAGAATACGCTGCAGCACGATGATATTTCCTCCGGCCATCATAAAGTGGCTGGCAAAGCTATGGCGCAGTACATGGCTCATCTGGCCTTCTGGTAATTCAATGCCGGCCAAGCGAATGACCCGATAAAACTGGCGATAGCACTCTGCAAAAAAACGGCCCTCTTTGTCTTTTAATTCTTTATACAGGGCGTTGTCGATGGGTACCGAGCGGTTCTTTTTGCCTTTGGTATTGATGAAAGTGATTTTGTTTGGAGACAATTGTGAGGCTTTAAGATTCGCGGCTTCACTCCACCGGCATCCGGTTGAAAGGCAGATTTTGATAATCAGTGTCAGATCAGGGTTATCGTGAACTTTGCAGGCGGCAAAAAGCTTTTGTATCTGGGTTTCAGTCAACCATGCCATTTCTTTCTCTGGCTGATCAAACTCCCGTATATTTTTAAGTGGGTTGGGGTAGCTGATTTCGCCAAGCCGTTCCAGCTCATTGAAAAGAGCGCGAAGGAATGCATGTTCACAGTTAATGGTACCCGGTGAGACCTTTAACGATTTATCACTGGTTTTGTATCCATTCTGTATGAGGCCCTGTAAACGCCGATCCCGATAATGTGCCCAATCCTTCGAAGTGATAGCGGCAGCAACGGGGTTCCCCATGCCATTGCAAATAATATTAAGTTTGCCGAGTCGGCCTTTTCTGTCACTTAGCGAGCAACCGTGCAATTTGTACCATAGCTCGATAAGTTCGCTCAGCTTGCGGTTATCCTCTTTCTCAGCCAGCCAGGGTTTAGCCTTCATTTCGTCCTGAGTGTATTGCTCAAAGGCAATGGCTTCAGCTCGGGTCCTGAACTGTCGCCTTACACGTTTGCCATCCCTCCCGTTGAGATAGCACTCGCAGAGCCACTTACCTGTATTTAATTTCCTTATTGCCATGCAGTCCCCCTTGATAAAAGGGGATTAAATTACTGTATATAAAACCAGTATTCAATGTTTGATTATGGATTTTCAAACATGAAAAAGCCCGCTAAGCGGGCTAAATTAATGCAGAAGGGAAGCTTGCTGTTGGCTGGTGTAGAGTGGCACCTTATTGATTTGCCCAGGCGAAACAATCATTCCAGTCACGGTCTCGTGCGTTTTGAATGTGCAGCTGCAATTAATATTCTGGCACTGGTGATAACGTTCTTTTGTTTCTTTTGAAACATAGCGGCTGCTTTTTGCGTGGGCTGCTGTCTGGCATAAAGGGCAGTGCATCATCATCAATATCCTCAAAAAGGGCAGGGGAGAGCTACTTAGTTTGAATATGCAAATCGTGTTTTGCAAATTACACCCGAATTAAGCAGTTTCCGTTTCACCCTCTGTTTCTGACTGATATTCAATATCTGAAAGCAGCACTTCAAACTCAAGCGTGGTTGTATACCCGCTGCCGCTCAGGCTATGCGTCACCTTACTGATAATCCACGGCTGCGCATCGATCACCGACTTAAAGCCGCTCACCCTGACCGGCGTCTCCGGGTACAGGTCGGCACGTCCCATCGCGAGCGTAAGCGAGAACTCAGCGACGCCGCGCTGCAGCTTATCCCACTTTGCTTTAGCTGCCCGCATCGCGGCCGCTTTCGTCGCATACACGGTCGTCAGCGTAAAAATGTTGTCTTCAGTCCCTGCGAGGTAATCGCCCTCTCGGGCCTCTGGTGTTTTGGTCGCAGTCGTCTTTTTCTTTTTAGCCGCGGGGTGCTCCAGCGCGCGCAGGTGCTTTACCTTCGGCTTACGCTTCACCTTAACTTTCTTTGGCTTCGGGTCTTTGGTATGCAGCCAGCTCGCAGAGACGCCCGTGTATGCGCCTCGGTCGGCAATGCTGAAGCTGTGCCGGTCGCCATCCTGCCGCGTAATCGTCATCTGCGGAATCGGCTTGCCACTGGCAGTGACGCCGTTACCGGGCTTAATAAACAGAAGCCGCCCGGCCTTTACTGCCGCAACCGCGCCGTACAGCGTGGCGAGCCGCGTCAGAAATTTGGCGTCAGTCTCCTGCGTCTGGTCGATGTGAGCCACGGCAATTCCGGCGAATCCATCAGCCAGCATTGGCTTTAAGTTATTGCGTCCGGCAATCTGCGTCACGACTTCCCCCAGGGTTGTGTCGTGATAGGACACCTCCCGGCGGGAATTGAGTGAGCCACGGAAATCAGCACTGCGGGCGCGAATGGTCATGATGTCCGGCGCGCCGTGGTGCTCAACCTCATCAACGGTGAAATTACCTTTACCGAAAAGCGTCTGGCCTTTCCAGCCGAGAAACAGCGTTATCACTGCGCCGCGCACCGGCATAGCCAGCTGCCCGTCGGCGTCGTCCAGCTCAATATCCAGCTGGTCAGCCTCAAAGCCGCGATTATCGGTCAGCGTCATCGAGATAAGGCGATCCCGGATATTGGTTGTGACGTCTTTGGAGTTAACCTTGAGCATGAAATCCGGCGTCAGCTGCGCCCCGGCCTGCACCGGCAGGCTGCTTATCCCGATCATCCGAGCAGCTCCCCTGCAGTTGAAATCAGGCTACCAGCCGCCGACTTCACGCCGTCAATTGCTGACGTGAGCTGCCCTGGCAGATTGCTTGAGCCGCTGATAAGCCCGTCAGCCTGTTTCTTCAGATCGCCAAACATAGAGGTAAGCGACTCATCCACGCGCTTAAGGCTCAGGGTAAACATGATTTTGCTGGCCGTTCCGTTGGGGTAGAACTCGCTGAAGGTGTTAGAAATACTCTCGATCACGTACATGCCGTAAATCATGCCACTGCCGCCAATCAGCGGCCATGCCATCCCCTCGTCGGCCATCAGGCGGACGGTCATCAGCGACACCGAGCCGCCTGTGATTTCCGGGCGCAGCTCACCGGAAAGCGTAATTTTTTCATCGCCCGGACCGATAAACTGCGCCGACGGACGCTGCCCGAACCGGCTGTTAGTGGGCCAGCGGTAATCGATATTCTGCTGCATATCCCCGTAAGGCAGGGTCTGCCGCATAAACGGCATCATGCCGTAAATCATCATCATCGGTTAATCCTCCCAGCCCATTTTGCTGCGGTTCTGTGCCTGGCGGTTGCGCTGCTCTTTAGCCTGGTGCTGCGCCATCAGCGCCATTGCGTCGTCTTTGGTCATACCCTCATGCATGTTGATTTCATACTGATAAGTATTCTGGCTGCGGTCGGTGAATCCGCCCCCGGCTGACGGGGCTGAAACCGGGCGGTAAGGTGCGCCACCATAGGCGATGTTGTATTGCAGCCCGCCGGTATCTGCGCCCGCGCCACCGGTTGCTACCGGATCCGGGGACGGGACTTTGTCTTTGAGGCCATCGGATTTCGTGTCGATAATGCCGAGCTTATCCAGCACCCAGTTGATGCCGCCCATAAGCTGATCGAGCGCGTGGCTCGGGATTTTCAGCGCCTCGGCCAGCATGTTGCCGAACTTCTTACCCATGTCTCCGGCGGCGGCAAGTTCGGTCTGCGTGGATTTCACCGGCTCCAGCAGTTTGCCGAACCAGTCCCACAGCTCTTTGACCTTGCCACCTACCCACTCAAAAACCGGCTTCAGCGAACCGAAGGAGTCACTGATCGGCCCCATCGCTGCGGTGAAGCCTTCGGCCATGCCCGCGATAAAGGCGCTGATGGGTTCCCAGTATTTCTGCACCAGTAGCGCCCCGGCCACGATTACTGCCGCGACGGCCAGAACCGGCAGCGTGATAGCGCCGAGCGCGGCCGTAATCGCGCCGCCTGCGATGCTGAATGCCGTGCCTAGGAAGCCCGCCCCGGCAATCAGGGTATTCACGCCCGCTATCACCGGCCAGGCTACCAGCCCGATTGCGCCCAGCGCCCCGGCCAGCATCAGCCCGCCCATTACCACTTTTGCGATACCGCCCGCCAGCTCAGGGTTAGCCTTAATCCAGCCATCCACCTTGAGCAGCAGCGCCGCCGTGTCCTGGGTAAGCGTGCGTAGGCTGCCGTCGTTCTGATCAAACAGGTCGGTGCCGATAGCCTCATAAGCAGACTGCAGCTCTTTCAGGTCGCCGCCGAGATTATCCTGCATGACCTGGACCAGTTCGGCGGTTTTGC